GTGCGTCGTGACCGATTTTGAGTTTTGAAAGGGGTGTTACAGTGGCGGAATTATCCAAAGAAAAGCGGATTCAAAAAGAATACACGCGGATGAAAAAACTTTTCGCGGCAATGCCGGAAAATGAGCTGAGTTTCTGCGACCCGCTGCTTCAAAACGCCGCTTTCATGAAGGTGACGCTGGAGGATCTGCAGGAAGCGATCAACGAAAACGGCGTGACGGACAGCTACCAGAACGGTGCGAACCAGAGCGGGATGAAAGCCTCCGCGGATCTGCAGGCGTACAATTCACTTGCTAAGGTTTACAACGCGCTGATGGACAAACTGAGCGCGAAACTGCCGAAGACCGTGAAGCGGTCCAGATTGGAAGAGATGAGGGATGAGTAAGAAAGCGGAAACGCCGGATTACATCCTGACATATTACCAGCGGATCAGCGACGGCACGGAGATCGCCGGCAACTGGATCATTAAGTGGTACAAGTTCATCGTGGACGGGCTGCAGGAAAAGCGATTCTTTTTTGATAAGAAAGCAGCCGGCAAGGCGATCCGGTTCATCGAGAACTTCTGCCGGCACCATGAGGGGCCGCTGGCGCCTCAGCTGATCAAATTGGAACTGTGGCAGAAGGCAATGATCTCCATCATCTTCGGGATTATGGACAGCAATGGTGACCGGCAGTTCCGCGAAGTGTTCGTCGAGATCGCCAGGAAGAACGGTAAGACCCTGCTGGCGGCCGCGATCGCAGCGTACATGATGTACATGGACGGAGAATACGGCGCCCGGGTGTACTTTGTGGCCCCGAAACTGGATCAGTCAAAACTGTGTTTTAACGCGTTTATGCAGATGATCCAGAAAGAGCCGGAACTGAGCGACCTAACAAAAAAGCGCCGGACGGACATCTACGTTGCATCGAGCAACAGTTCAGCGCAGCCGCTGGCCTTCAGCTACCAGAAGAGCGACGGTCTGAACCCGCTGCTGACGGTGTGCGATGAGATCAGTAGTTGGGTCGGTGATCCCGGTCTGAAACAATATGAAGTGCTGAAGAGCGCACTTGGCGCCCGCCGGCAGCCGATGCTGCTGTCGATCAGCACGGCCGGGTACGTAAACGACGGCATATACGATGAGATGGTCAAGCGGGCAACTGCTGTGATAGCAGGCACGAGCCGGGAAACGCGGTTCGCGCCTTTTCTTTACCAGATTGACGATGTCACGAAGTGGAACGACATCAACGAACTGAAGAAGGCAAGTCCGAACCTTGGCGTTTCCGTTAGCGTGGACTACATGCTGGAGGAAATCGCTGTTGCAGAGAGCAGCCTCAGCCGGAAGGTTGAGTTTCTCACAAAGATGTGCAACGTCAAGCAAAACTCAAGCCTCGCCTGGTTAACCAGCGCGGAGGTGCGGGGATGCTTCGGAAACAACCTGACGCTGGAGGACTTCCGGCACACATACGCGCTGGGCGGTATCGACCTGAGCATGACGACGGACCTGACGGCGGCAGTGGCCGTGATCGAGAAGGACGGAGTCAGCTACTTCTTTACGCAGTTTTTCCTTCCGAGAGACAAGCTCCAGGAGGCAACGGCCCGGGACGGACTGCCTTATGACATTTATATCCAGCGCGGTTTCCTGACGCCCAGCGGCGAGCAGGTAGTCGACTACAACGATGTTTACAACTGGTTCCTGATGCTGCAGCGGAAGTACGAGATCTACATGATCAAGGTTGGCTTCGACAGGTATTCAGCGCAGTACCTTGTGGACCAGATGGCCGGCTCAGGATTTGTGATGGAATCCGTCAGCCAGGGCAGCAACCTGACGGGCGTGCTGATCGACATGGAAGGCATGATCCGGGATGGCAAACTGCAGTGCGCCAATGACAACGACCTGATGAAAATCCACATGCTGGACGCGGCACTGAAGATGGAGCATGGCACCAATCGGCGACGGATGGTGAAACTGACAGCGAAGGCGCACATCGACGGCATGGCTGCGCTGAGCGACGCAATCTGCATGCGCCACAACCATTATTCAGCATTCCCGCAATTACAGAACCGGCGACAGAGGTGAGAAAAATGGGGCTGATTGAACTGATCTTCGGCAAAAAGCCGAAGCAGGAACCGAATGCAAGCCGGTTCCAGACGATTACCGCATACCAGCCGGCTTTTCGGTCTTGGGGCGGTCAGATCTATGAGAGTGAACTGGTCCGGGCCGCGATCGACGCGAAGGCCCGGCACGCGGCGAAACTATCCTACAACATGCAGGGGTCGGCACGGCCCTCCCTGCTGACGGCCACGAAGAGCGCGCCGAATCCGTGGATGACGTGGGCGCAGTTCATGGAACGCTGCAGCAATATCTACGAAGTGCAGAATAATCTGTTCATCGTTCCGCTGCGGGATCCGTACGGGCAGGTAATCGGATACTTCCCGGTGCTGCCGTCCGAATGCGAGCTGCTGGATATCAATGGAAAACCGAACATCAAGTTCCGGATGCTGAGCGAAGCCCGGGTGATGCCGATCGAGAAGATGGCGATCATCCCGAAGCACCAGTACAAGGACGACTTCTTCGGGGAGACGAACAGCGCGCTCCGTAGCACGATGGAACTGATCACGATGGTGCAGCAGGGGATCAGCGAAGGCGTCCGGAACGCGGCAACCTTCCGGTTCATGGCGCAGCTGGTGACGCCGGCGTTTGATGAGGACCTGGCGAAAGAGCAGGAGCGGTTCAACAAGAACATGCTCAGCGGCGCCTCCGGCGGCCTGCTTCTGTACGGCAACCAGATGCAGAACATGAAGCAGATCGAGCAGAATGCGTACGAACTGGACGCGGACCAGATGAAACTGATCCAGACGAACGTGTTCAACTATTTCGGCGTGAATGAAGCGATCCTGCAGAACAGCGCGACCGGCGACCAGATGGACAGCTTCTTCAACGGATGCATCGAACCCTTCAGCATCAAAATGTCGGAGGGCATCAGCAAGATGGTCTTCACGCAGCAGGAGCTGAACAGGGGGAACAGGATCACGTTCACGGCGAACCGGCTGCAGTACATGAGCGTATCGAGCAAGATTTCGATGGCCCAGCAGCTGGGCGACCGCGGGATCCTGACGATTGACGAGATCCGCGAACTGTTCAATTACGATCCGCTGCCTGACGGCGTCGGGAAACATGTGCCGGCCCGCGGCGAGTATTACTTCGTGGACGAAGGCAAACAGAACGGAGGGGACCAGGATGGAGAATAAAGAGATCCGGAGATATGACTTTGAGATCCGGGCCGAAAAGACGGAGCAGGAAAAACGGGGCGGGCAGCTGACAGGGCTGCCCATTGTTTTTGACCAGGTGACGGACCTGGGCTTCTGCGACGAGATCATCGACCGGGACGCGCTGAAGGACACCGACCTGAAGGACGTGATGTTCCTGGTCGGGCACGACACCAGCATGATCCCTCTAGCCCGAAGCCGGAACAACAACGAAAACAGCACAATGCAGATGACCGTTACCGAACGGGGCATGGAGATCCGCGTGGATCTGGACACCGAGAACAATCCGCGCGCAGCTGAGCTTTATTCCGCGGTGCAGCGTGGCGACATAACCGGGATGTCGTTCATGTTCACTGTCGATAAAGATGAATGGGACAACCCGGACGGCGACCATCCGACCCGGCGGATCATGAGCATCCGCAAGGTCTACGAGGTCAGCGCCGTGGCCTTCCCGGCATACCCGCAGACGAACATCCAGGCGGCTTCCGAAGGCGACACGCTGGACAGCGCGCGCGCCTCACTGGAGAGTGCGAGGAAGCAGCTGGCGGAGGACCGCGCTGCACAGGCTGAGCAGGAACGCCGGACGGCGGCCCTGGAACGGCTGGAAAAACTGACGAAGGAGGTCAGAGATCATGAGGTTTGATCTGACCGGAAAGAACGCGGACGAACTGCTGGCCAGACTGGCGGAACTGTCCGAAGAGATCCCCGCGGAACAGCGCGACGCGATGACCACGGATGAGATCGAAGAGCGGGCCGACGAAATCGAAGCCATCCAGGCGGAACTGGAAGCCCGCAGAACCGCGGCGGCCGAAGAGGAAGCCCGGGAAAAAGAGCTGGCCCAGGAAAAGGGCAAGCCGATTATTGACGAAAGGAATGTGAAACCTATGGAACTGAATTCTCTGGAATATCGCAACCTGTGGCTGAAGAAACTGCAGGGCACTATGAATGAAGAAGAGGCCCGCGCCTGGGCGACCGGCACTTCCGGCGACAACAAGGCGACCAACGCCATCCCCACGATGATCTCCGACAAGTTCTTCGAGAAGATGAAGAAGCTGGCCCCGATGCTCAGCGAGATCACCCTGCTCCGGGTTGCCGGCAACATCAAATTCGTTGCTGAGGGCACCCGCTCCAACGCGACCGCGAAGCATGTGGAAAACAGCGCGATGACCGCCGCGACCGACACCACCGTGTCCGTCAGCCTGGGTGGCTTCGAGTTCATGAAGCTCATCCAGATCTCCCGCACTGCTGCCCTGATGAGCATCGACGCCTTCGAGAACTGGCTGGTCGAGATGCTGGCCGGCGACATCGCCCGCGCCATCGACAACTACATCCTGAACGATGCTTCCAACGGCATCGCGGCGCTGAGCTTCAGCACCGGCACCGACCAGATCGTGAATACCCAGGGCTACACCTACGGCGACGTGTGCGACCTGATCGCCCTGCTGCCGGCGGCCTATGACGCGGAAGCGAAGTTCCTGGTCAACAAGAAGACCCTGTACGGCCAGATCGCGCAGATCGTCGACTCCGTCGGAAACCCGATCTTCGTGCCCGACACCATCACCGGCGTCGGCGGCCGCCTGATGGGATATCCCGTGGTCGTGGACGACTATGTATCCATCTCCGATGATGCCCTGTACCTGGGCAAGTGGACCGACGTGGTCGGCAACCTGTCCGAAGACGTGCATGTGGACCGTGACGAGAGCGCCGGCTTCACTGCCAACGCGATCCTGTACCGCGGCATCGCCGTGTTCGACAGCAAGCCCGCCAAGGCTGACGCCATCGTGCGCCTGGTGAGCACCACGGCCTGATAACGATTCCCGGGCGACGGCCTGAGAATATGCCGGAGCGGGTTGGTCCCCCTTTCCCGCTCCGGCGCTTTACTGAAAAGGGGGAAGAAAAGGGGGAGAACATGAAAACGATCATTGCGGTGCCGTGCATGGACACGGTGCAGACGGAGTTCTGTCAGAGCCTGGCAAAACTGCAGCGTGTGGGGAGCGTGGAGCATGAGTTCACGTCCTGTTCGCTGATCTACAAGGCGCGGAATGACCTGGGCCGCCTGGCGGCAAAGGGCGACAGCGACTTTGTGCTGTGGCTCGACAGCGACGTGATCTTTCCGACCAGCTTGCTGGCGGATATGATCGCGGACATGGGCGGCCGGGACATTGTGACCGGCATCTACCATATGCGCCGTCCGCCGTTTCTGCCGGTGATCTGGAAAACGCTGACACAGGGACTGACGCCGGAGGAAAACGTGAGCGAAGTCGCGATCGAATACCCGGCGGACGAGATTTTCGAGGTGGATGCGTGCGGATTCGGCTGTGTGCTGATGCGGACGGAAGTGCTGCGCGTGATCCTGGATAAGTATCATGAGCTGTTCTCCCCACTGCCGGGCTACGGCGAGGACCTGAGCTTTTGCATCAGGGCCCGGGGATGCGGCTATAAGATCCACTGCGATCCGCGGATCCAGATCGGGCACAAGGCCGGAACGATCGTGACCAAAGACACGTTTGAAGCGTACAGGCAAAAGGTGGGCGGTGATCTGCTGTGAAGAAGATCCTGATCACCGCACCGCTGAAGCAGGACCCGAAAATCTTCGACGCATACCAGGAAAGCCTGGACAACCTGATCATCCCGGACGGCTTTGAGGCCGACCGGTTTTTTGTTGTAAACGATTGTCCGGAGGTGATCCCGCATATCCGGAAGGCGCGCTACATAGTACACGATTCCGATCCGTTCACCGAACAGACGGAAAAGCACGTATGGCGAGGGAACACGATCCGCCGGATGTGCGACATGCGGAACATGACCATCATCATGGCGCTGAAGGGCGGATACGACTATTGGCTGAGTGCTGACACCGACCTGGTCCTGAACCGGCACACGCTGGAATGGCTGCTGGGCGCGGACCGGGACATCATCAGCGAGATCTTCTGGACCAAAGGCACACAGGGCCTGTGGTGCAACGCCTGGATGTATGACGACGGCGACGTGGACAACATGTGGCCCCTGTGGCAGAAGCCCGGGCTGTATGAGGTCGGCGGCACCGGCGCGCTGATGCTGGTGAAGCGAAAGGTTTTCGAGGCGGGCGTCGGGTATGCCAGGATTCCGAATATCCGGAAGGCGCTGAGCGGCGAGGACCGGTTCTTCTGCGTGAGGGCGGCATGCGCCGGCTTCGAGATGTGGATGGACACGCACGCGCCGGCGATGCACCTGTACGGGGACGCGGAATACGAACTTTACATGAACACTTACAAACGGGGTGAAGACCATGCTGAAAGAGTGCAAGCTGGCGCTGAGAATTACGGCGACAGTTTACGACGCTGAGCTGTGCTCCCTGATGGACGCAGCGGCGAAGGACCTGATGACCGCCGGCGTGCAGCTGCCCGGGACGGTATCGTTCGCGACGACCCAGAGCGGGATAAGTGACACGAGCACCCTGACGGATGCGCTCTGCCAGCGGGCGATCTTCACGTATGTGCGGATGAACTTCGGCAGCCCGGACGACTACGAACGGCTGCGGGAAGCCTACAATGCGCAGAAGGTGACCCTGATGCACGCGAACAGCTATACCGATTACGGCGAAGAGGCGGAACCGGAGGAGGCGGACGGCGATGGTGAGAGCTGACGTGATCGGCCTGGTGGCCGAAACCCGCAGCGCACACGGCGTCCATGAAGCCATTACGGAAAGCGTGCGGGAGATTCCGGCGGAGATCCGGAGCGTGACCCGCAGCGAGTATTACAACGCGCTGAACGCGGGCAAGCAGCCGGAGCTGGTGTTCAAGCTGGCACTGGACGCGGACTACCAGGACGAACGCATCCTCCGGTACGGAGGGAAGCGCTGGCGGATCGTCAGAACATACCTGACCAACGACGGCGGCATCGAGATCACAGCGGAGAGGAGTGACGAAAATGGCACGGACCCGGAACCCGAAGAAGACAGCGGCTCAGACAATTGAGGTGGACGCGATCGACGAGATCGTGGCGAAACTGAACGAACTCAGCGGCATTGAGTTCGTCCGCGACGCGTGGGTGAACAAGGCGCCGGACAATTACGGCGTGGTGGAACTCCCGGGTGAGGCCCGCCAGCTCTGGGCGGACGGCCATCTTCTGGACTCCATCTGGATGGTCAGGGTGACCGCCTACGTGACCGAAGGCGGGGACGATCTGGTCGGTGACATTAACGACAAACTGGATGAGCTGGAAGCGGACGGGAAGATCGAACTGACGCATACGATCGGCCGGAACTTTAACTATGACGTGGGGAAGGTCGAGTGGGTGTGGACGGTTTACCTGAGCGGCCAGCTGATCCGGGAGGAACCGGCGCCGGAACCGCCGGCGGAGAGTGATGCCTGATGGCGAAAATCGAGTTCAGCGACGGCGACTTCGGCCTGAAACTGGAGCAGCTTGGCAGCCGGGAGAACCTGCGGAGAATCCTGCAGGCCGGAAGCGCGGCTGCAGTGGAGGACCTGAAGCGGAGCACCGCGGAACACCGGCACGTTGTGACCGGCCAAATGATGGCGGCCATCGGCCCCGGACCGATCCATGAGGATCTGGGACGGGCATGGCAGTACGTTTATCCGGGTGGAGACAGCGAGCAGGACAAGGATCTGGCCGTGATTGCCTACGTGATCAACTACGGACGCGGCGGGCGGAAAACGGCGAAAACCGGCGACAAGTTCCTGACGGGACACCAGAAAACACTGGACGACGCGGTCGGCGCGGCTATGGCGGCAGAGGCCGAACGCATCAAAAACGACATTATGAGGTGAAAAACTATGGCGAAAATCGGTATCAAGGGACTGGTTTATGCTCCCTATTCCAGCGGCGGCGACGGTAGCTCCATTGTGTATACCGGCGGCGCGCAGTTGGCGGATTACATGATCCGGGCGGACCTGACGGAGAACCGGGACGACGTCAAGTTCTACGCTGACGACCATCAGATCGACGCGGAGAATGAGATGACCGGCGTGAGCATCAGTCTGGAGCTGAGCAACATGACGGACGCGCTGGAAAAGGCCCTGTTGGGTTACACGGACGGCACCGGCGGAGAACTGAACGCCACGAGCAAGGACTCTCCGTTTGTGGGTGTCGGCTTTACGCGGAAGGAACGGTTCAAGGGCTCCGTGACCTATCACGGTTACTGGATCTACAAGGTGCAGTTCTCCAAGGACAGCGACTCCACCCAGACCAAGGGCGAGAGCATTGACTTCCAGACGGAGAGCCTGACCGGCAACGGTATGGGTGTACAGCTCAGCGCCGGCGGTGATGTGATCTACTATAGCCATATCCGGAACACGGTGGAATCTTCCGTGACCGCGTGGCTGAAGGGCAAGGCCGGCATTTCCTGATGAATGACAAGGGGGCGGAGGGGCATCCTCCGCCTCCGGCTTTTTTGAATTAAAGGGGGAAGCGAAAATGGCAAGCATTACCATCAAGGGGACTAAGTACGAACTGCGGTTCGACATGTGGGCGCTGGAACAGATTGAAGAGGAGTTCGGCGGCGTCAAGAAAATGTACGAGAGTTTGAGCGGCCAGGGTGCGAGCCTGGTCAAGAGCATGAGCGTCGTGTTCAAGATCCTGGCGAACAGCGCGCGGGATTACGCGGGACTGGCGCCCAATGTGACAGGGGAAGAGGTGCGGCACACATCTGTCGGCAAGCTGACGGCAGCGGTGCACGCAGCCATCAACGAAGGTATGAAGGCAGAGACGTCCGGCGGGAACGAAGCGGATGACAGTGTGCACGATGAATACCTGGAGGAAATTGAAAAAAACGGGGAGACCGGCGAGAAACACGAGCCCGGGAATACTACGGGTACGCGCTGATCGCCGGGATACCGATTAAGGAAGCAAGGGGTCTGACGCCGGGCTGGATCATGGACATGTTTAAAATCCATGCGGAATATGATGTCAGAATCAACGGCGGGAAGGTCGCCAAAAAGAAAATGGGACTGTAGGGGTGACGATCGTGGCCAACGATATCAAACAGCGGATTATCCTGGAGGGCGAGGGCGAATACAAGCGGGCGCTGCAGGACGCGAACAGGAACCTGAAGACCCTGCGGAGCGCGCTGAAGGCGGAGACCGCCGAGCTGGGCGCCAACGCCACTGCGCAGGAGAAGAACCGGGTCAAGGTCAAGAACCTGCAGAAACAGATCGCGGAGCAGGAAAAGGTCGTCAAGACGTACCGGGACGCGCTGGAAGAAGTGCGGGAGAAGTACGGCGATAACGCCGATGCGATCGCGAAATACGAGCAGAAGCTGAACAACGCCAGGACCGCCCTGGCGAACATGAAGAATCAGATCGATGCGACCGGGAACAGTTTCAAGAGCATCGAAAGCGGCGCGAAACAGAGCGCCGTGGAGACTGCCGCACTGGCGCTGAGTTTTGAGAAGATTTCGTCCGCTGCGGAATCCATGTCCAGCGTGTGTGAAGGGATCTTCAACAGCCTGCTGGGGACAATCACCAGTGTGATCACGTCCATCTGGGGCGAGATCATGGATATCGCCAACAAAGCGGACAATTACATGGATCTGGCTGCGTTCCTGGGATCCTCCGCGACAGAGGTCCAGAAATGGACAAAGGCGATGGAGGCTGCCGGCGGTGAGTTCTCGACAGTCACCAGCATGGTATCCAGGCTGAAGTACGGCGGCAAGTCCGACAAGGTGACTGAGTGGTTCGGCGTCAGCGCGGAGAACTATACGAACGATCTTGAATACATCGAAGCTGTATTCAATAAGATGTTCGAGATGAAGTCGGAGATGGTGGCGAACGGCACATGGGCGACCGCCATGAGCGACATCTTCGGCGCAAAGAAGGTCCAGGAGATCGACAGCATTCTCAGCGACTGGGAAGAAATCCAGGCCGGTCTGAAGCGGTACGACGCGGCCAATAATGGTCTGGGACTGTCGGAAGATGACATCGAAAAAATGAACGGCTTCGCAAGCGACGTCCGCCAGCTGAAGGAAGACTGGGAAACGCTGCTGGAGATGGCTACCGTCCATCTATTCGGCGATCTATCCGTCAACCTGGTCAGCAACGCCCAGGGCGTGCTGGACGCGCTGGTGGACCTTATGAACGCGAAAACGCCGGAAGAGCGTGACGCGGCGATTAAGAAATTTGAGGACAACATCGTCGAAGCGTTCACGGCGATCGGGCAGGCGGTCGAGTCCGCCGGCCAGGCGCTGGACGATGTCGGGTCCGAACTGCAGGGCAGCGGGAACGGATACGTGAAACTGCTGGGCGAGATTTTGAGCACCATCGGCAGCGTGCTGACGTTCCTGGCGGACGAAAACAATATCGAACTGGTGAAAGGCGCGTTCGCTGCGCTGTTCGCGATCTGGGGAACGGCTGAAGCGATCAATTTCCTGAGCAAGCTGCAGTCTGTCAGCGGATGGATCACTAATATCTTCAAAAACCGCAAGGCGCCGACGATTGACTTCGGCAGCGGCGGAGGCGGAGGCGGCGGATCTCAAACGGTCAGCAGCCAGAACGTCAGCAGCCAGAGCGTGACCACGCAGAACGTTACGACTGGGAACGCTACTACGCAGAATGTCACGACGCAGAACGCGACCACGCAGAACACTACGACACAGAACGCCTCCACGCAAAATGTGACGACCGGAAATGTGTCGAATGAAACGGTCACGAACGGGACATTCACGACGGCCAACTTTACGACCGGGAACACGCAGACAGAGACCGTACAAACCATGTACGTCCAAAATATGGTTGGCGGACCGAACACAGGTCCGAACCCCGTGATCCCGAACGACGGAAGTGGCGGGCAGCCTTCGCTTCCGTATTCGCAGCCGTACAGATTGCCGACAGGCGGCGGAGACGGGTTTAACGGATATTATTCACCGTTTATCACAGGGCCGAGTGGATTCAACCTTGGATCCGGCGGAGATTTCAACATCGACGCCGGCGGCGGGGACGTGAACCTGAACCTGCCGAGCGGCGGCGGGGACAATGATTTCATCCGCGTTGATCCGGATGCGTTCAACAATGTTTCCGACACACCTGTCGGCGAACCTTATGACACCGTGCTGAAAGACGGCGGAGGTGGCACAGCGGTTGGCCTGTGGCAGCTGTTCAAGATGAAGGTCGGCGGTGCGGCGACAAGCCTGGCGACCGCGGATCCGACAGGTGTGACCGCACTGATTCTTCCCTGGCTGCTTGACAAGACGGAAGGTGGACGAGTCCTGCGGGATGGCGGCGGAGTCAAGGAAGCAATGGACGCTGAGTCCCAGGTAATTCTGGACACGGTGAAAGACATTCCGAACCGGTATAAAAGCTGGGTTGACGATATGTATAAGGCCGTGTTCGGAAAAGACACACAGGGAGTTACTGATGCTGTTCAAACCGTATTAACAGACGCAGGCGAACTGCTCAAGGAAGCCAACGAAGCGATTGAAGACGATTACGAGGAACCAGACTATCCGGACAACTGGGGGATGGACGATTACGGATACTGGGAAGGCGGGGAGCCGTCGCCGAGTGACGTGCTGGACAGTCTTGGCGCCATGATGACGCACTCCGACTGGTGGAAGGAAAACAGCACGCCGGAAGGCCAGGAGATGAAGAACATCATGGCATCCCTGCCGAAGGACATCCAGAACAGCATGACCGGCGTGAAGGTTGTCATGGATGGTGAGACTGTCGGGCATCTTGTAGCACCGATAGTCAGCCAGGATATTGCGCGTGCAAGCGCATAACAACGGGGTGAGACAATGATTCTGAAGCGGCGGGTGGCACTGAACGGCATCTGGATGGATGAGATCGACAAACGGATCGTGATCAGCAGCGTGGAGCCGGAAGACGGAAAAGAGAATATCACCGCGGTGGACGCCGCAGGCGGATACGGTCAACGGATCACCGGGAACCGGCGGAGCACACTGGACATGGTGGTCACGTTCCGGCTGCTGGAACACGGGCGAAACGTGAACGGAATGACGGCGCGTGGGCAGCTGCTGGAAAAGGTCAACGCCTGGGCTGCGGCCGGCGGGGTGCTGACGGTGAACTACAAGCCGGAGCGCCGGCTGAACGTGATCCTGGTTCGGGCGCCCGGCGAAGGCAGCCTGTGGGACTACACAAAGGAGTTCACGCTGACGTTCCGTGCGTACCGGATCCCCTACTGGGAGGACGAAATGATTACCAGCGTATCCGCCGGCGAAAACGCGAACAGCGGAAGCGGTGCAGCGACGATCGGCGGGAGTGTGAAAACGCAGGTTTCCGCCATGCTGGAGACCACCAGCGGCATGAACATCAATACGGCGACGGTTACGATCGGCGGAAAGACGATGAACTTCAGCGGTCTGAACATGGGAAACAATGAAGCGCTGATCATCGATTATTCGGGTGACGGCATCCTCCG